CAATTAAAAGAATACTTCATGACAGGTAAAGATCCTAGAGTAGAAGTTAAAGAGGAGATCATAGAAGACACATCCATGATTCTACCGGCTCCAGAAGTTAGCGAAACGAAACAAGTCGCAAGCGTCAAGCCTCAAGTGCCTCTCAATGCGGCGAATGTTTCAAGCGAAGTTATAGCTTCCAAGCCAGCCCAAAATACTGTAGGTTCTACGGGACTAACAGCTACGGAAACAGCGTGGCTCTCTAATGAAGAGAAGGCCATGAGATTAAAATCAAAGGGATTAGCTTAATGACACCCAAGACGACACGAGAATCTATTATTAGTTTAGAAGGCCACATCACCGGTCTCAAAAGAGATATGTATAATCTAAAGAGAAATGATTTAGCACATATGCATGCAAGTATTGAGAAATTGGGTGGCAAGGTAGATAAGATCTACTGGGTTCTTTTGGCTACGGTGGGGGCTGTGGTCTTACAATTGGTGCAACTAGTGATATGAAACCAGATTTAAATAAAAATAATTGTACTTAGGAGTTTATGCGAACTGATGAAGTATCTGTGTACCTTTTTAATACTCACACTAATGGTGTGTTCAACAGCCTATTCTGCAGAAACACAAACGAATGTTTCGGGATCTAATACAAGTATTGAAGGTGGATATGAACAGAGTACAACTTACGAATCAGGAAGTGAATCAAGTTCAACAACAACTAATACATCTAATTCTAATATAAGATCATCGCCTCCTACCGCAGGAGCACCTTCTTATAATTCTATGACACAAGATGTCTGTGCCGTAGGAGCGTCTGCAGGAATACAAACATTTGGTGTAGGTATTTCTGGCGGCAAGCATTTCATTGATAAAAATTGTGAACGACTTAAACTAGCTCGGATTCTAAATGACTTTGGTATGAAAGTTGCAGCGGTTGCAATCTTTGCCAAGATGAAAGAGTATTTGAAAGCATGCTACAAGCAGGAACACCTTGTCCTATTGATGGACGTATTGGTAAAGAAGCAATGAAGTTATGGGAAAAATATGACTTTGAAAGACCTGACTATAAAGCATATGTTAAGCGTATGAAAAAAAGAGAAAAGGTAGCACCTACTCCTAACGCCATATCTTTAAAAGAAGTAGATAAAGTCACATGGACGGAACCTAAATGATTTGGTTCATTATATTTATAGGAGTAATGGCTTATGCGGTTTATCGTATCAATATTTTTTGCGATGATATTAACCCTTACAATTTCTTTAGCAGAAGATGTAGTCACAGGAAATATTTTACCTAACGCTGGCAATTCAGTCAGCTCTTATAACAGCGGAACCACTCCAGTAATATCTGATAATACTTCGGATACGACGATGAGTAACAACACCACTTTGGATGGTTTCGCAATTACTTGCGATACAGCCAATGGCCAGAATGGTGGATGCGGTGCATTTTTCAATTATGATAAAGCGGTTGAAGCTGCACATGATTTAAAAATTACTTCTACAGCAACACTAGTAGGCATCGATGGCACCGGTCAAACGTCTAGTAATACAATTACTTCTACAACCGATAAGCTGGATAATGGCATCACATTAGATAGCACAATTGACATGCAAAACTGTGAATGGTCAGGCTCGGCCTTTGCCTGCGGTGACAGCACTGGAGCCGCGGATAGCTATACTGTTAAAGTCAGGATACTAGATAGTAGCGACGAGGAACTGGCGGCTGTGACTCAAACAAGAACAAACGATGCAGGTTATTATGCCAACTCAGAAACTTTTACCAATCAATTAATTTATACGGGCAGGGGAGCCAGTAAGTACGAATGGTCCTGGAATGGCGTCGATGGCTCAGGTTCAACGTCAACCCATGCTAATCAACGAGGTCCTAACTTATTAGGAGCAAAATTATTAATGACTTTTGATAGTGAAGACTATGTTACAATATCAACTGAATCACAAACTGCCCTTACCAGCGTGATTACAACTTTTGCAGAATTAGAAGAAACTTTTGCTGAAGCAGTTAGCGTTATTGCAGAGGATCCTATAACATTCTCTATGGAAATAGAGGAAGAGACTTCTTTTGAGGAGACCTTTTCTTTTGAAGAAGAAGTATTCGAAGAAGAAGTATTTGAAGAACCTGTAGTGGAAGAGGAACCAATGGAGGAGGAAATTTATGAAGAAGCAGAGGAAGTCGAAACTTCTTTTGTACCGACAACTTCTGAAGAAGAGGAGGTGGTTTCGGAGGAAGAAGAGTCGTTTGAAGAATCCACTATGGAACCAACCCAGGAAGAAGAAACCGTTGCAGAGGAAGAAGAAACTGTCGCAGAAGAAGAAGAAGTAGCTAGTGAAGAAGAGGAAGAACAAGTTGAAGAAGAGTCTACAGAAGTGGTAGAAGAAACAAATGAAGAAGAAGCGGAAGAAGAAACACAAGAAGAGGAATCTGCTAGCGAAACTGCTACAGCATCCACTGTTTCATCAAAGAAAAGTGCCAAACAAAAAAAGGTACGATCGAAAAAATCTCTCATGGCGAATATGGAGCGAATGATGGATAAGGTTGATGAAGACGTCAAAGACATTGCTAAAAATCTAGCCCTTAAAAATATCATAAAAATAAAGGCTATGGCCAGCGAACAAGCATCACTGGATTTATATAAAAATGCAATATTTTATAAGCCAAAAGACATCTATTTAGAGCAGTTAAATATATTTGATCCTAGGCAGATTTATGATAGTGTGAATCTCGCGAGCTATATCAAGACGGATAAGGTCGCAATCAAGGCGAACGCCTTGCACGAAATCAATCTCAAAAAACAGAGACTATTAATAGAATTGGAGCAACTAAAAAATGGGAAAATTTAAATTAAAGGACCAACTGGCAGGTATTGCGGCTTTGATCGCAGCAATTGTGGCGATTGGTGGCGGGTTTGTTAAGTATGGTGAAGTCATGACCAGACTCGATGTACTATCTGAACAAACTGGACCTGATCTTACACCTCTTGCAGCACAAATAGGCAATAATCAGAAAATGATTTCTGATAATATTTCTGGAATATCTAGTAATGCTAAATCAAATGCAGTACTGGAAAAAGAAATTGAACTATTAAAAATTCAAATAGAAGAAATTAAAATTAATACTTCTAATCCTCTATCATCTAGCTCGGGAAACTAAAATTGGGACTTCGTGTATTTAAATTTATTACAGGATTTCCCAGCTCAGAATAGACTTTATTTTAGATTTAGGTTTAGGTTCTTCTTTAGGTTCACCATATACATTAAAACTAAAAGATCTGCGTTCTCCCTTTGTTCTAAAGGGATAAACCATATGATACATCCACCAAGGAAAGATATAATAATCTCCAACCTTTGGGCGGATTCTTACTGTATTAGTTGAGAATAACTGGACTTGTCCATAGTGCATTTCAATACTACCTGCAGAAGGATAATGATCTTTATCTTCTCGATCCCATTCTTTTTGAATGTCATTAGGTAAAGATAAATATCCTACACAAGACATATGACAGTTCGTATGATAATGGGCTGGATTAAAATCACCATTAAAGGTTCTTACATACCAAGCAGATCTAAATTTAATTCTTTGTAATTCATTTATATTTTCTGGATGTGATTCTATATAAGCACTCATAAGTTTTTGAAAATAAGGAGCCCATTTAGTAAATACATCAGGACTAATAACTAATTCCTGTTTAACATTTCCTACAAGATCATCAGAAAAATCATGTGTTTTTTTCTTTACTTTATGATCCATGATATGTTCACAATCTTAATTAAAATCATCAATCAATTCTTGAGGTAATTTACAATGACCTATTGATGGACCAAAAGGTCTATAGATTTTAAGTTCTTTATTCTCTTGATTAAGTTTACTAAAGTGTCCCACGTTTCCACTTTCTATATCCTTCTATCCAGGATTCTTGTTTAATGTCTTTATAATCTCTTTCAATAATCATTTCAATAAAGTGAATAGCTTTAAGTAAATCTTTCTTACCATCTTTATCTTGATGTCTAACTATGTATTTAATAACTGATGCTTCGGGAAATAATAACTTATTCTCTATAACAAACTTACTAGGTTGGATCTTATATTTTAAATAATGAGATCCTCCTATTTGTTTATCGTAACTAGAACTTAAGTTTGAATCCTTTTTTTTCATATTTTATTTGAGCTGGTGTCCTTCTGTCTTGAAGTATTTTACTTTGTTGTGGAGTGAATTGAAAGGGACCTTTTTGAATAGCTGTTTGAGTTTTTTTATAAGCATAATCGGGATCTATATCTGCATACTGACAGACTTCTTTAAAGTCTTTTGAACAATTAGAGAACCAAGCAATTGCAAAGCGTTTACAATCCAGGTAATGTTTTCTAAGACCATTATATTTAGCATCCGTTACAGCTTGAGCAATTACAGCTTGCCATAAAGAAAACTCAGGACTTCTCTCCTGATTTTCTGCTACTACTGATGCTTTTATCTGTGTTCTGAACATTTGTTATTTCATAAGTTACTCTAGATTTACGCATACCATCATCCCTCCAATTAAAACCTTTTGTTAAATCTATTTTATTAAATATTTTGTTAGCATCTTCATCATCTATTGCAGACAGATGTACTTCGGTTGTCATGGGCAACCAAACCCATACTTTAAACTTATAGATCATATATTATGCTGTCTTCGACTTGCTTCTAAAGTTCTAAAGATATCAATGACCAATCCTTCTTTATCTCTTTTATTCTCTAGGGTGGTCGACTTGACTTCAGCATCATATAACTCACGTGTCGCTTTGTTATATTCTTCTGACGCATAGTAAAGTTGTTCTTTAGCTGAGATAGACTTAAGTGTTGTATCAGCTGTAATGAATAAGGCTTTGCTTCTCTTGAGTTGTCTCTCTAGATATTTGACGTTGGCTGTAACCTCTGCATGAGGTTCGTCTGTCTCTGCTAAGTATTTTAAAGATCTTTCTAATCGTTCTTCGCTTATCATGGTATCCAGTCTCCTTTGTTATTCTTACAATAATATCCAAGAATTTCAACTCCTTTATAAAGAAAGATATCCTTATCTTCATTCTTATCAATAATCCTATGAAGGGCATTATGACAAGTCATTTTATTAAGTGCTAATCCTACAGGTATTTTTGCTACTTCACCATTTAATAGATGAAGTATTATTGCTATGATTTCCATTATGATTCCTAATTGATTAAACCAGACGGGAGCTACTATTGTAACGTACCACTTGTTCTATGTTGATACTCCCGCCTAGTCAGGGAGCCACATCGAAAGGATGATATGGCTATTCGGTTAAAACGGAGCTTCATCTCCGTCATATTTAGCATCTAATATTTTTCTTACATATTCATCTATCATAGCAAAGTTTACTTCTTTGCCTGATTGAATAGCAGATGCTAATAAATTACTCATCGTCAATCGATACTTTTCTTTCCATTGACTACCTACATCTTTTACTGCTGCTGGTCTAACAGTTGGTATTACTACAGCTGCACCATCAACTAATTCTACTGATTTAGCTGTTTGATAATACTTACCACTTTTACTTTGACGCATAGGTTCAGCTTGTATTCTTAGCTTTGAACCTTTCGCCCAACCTTCAGCACCTATTGCTTCACCATAAATAGTCATATCAGTACCATCATCTTTGGTAACGTAAATAGTATATTTACCTCCACCATCTCTAGATGGATATGCTGTTTTATGTGAGCATTCAAATGTTTCTAGTTCCATTTTATTTCTCCTATTTAATTGTTTAACTATACTTCCTATTCTTTGCATCTATACCTTATTTCCAGGCAGTATGCCATATCTTTCTTGCAAATGATTCAGCACCTGGTGAATATCTCCATCTCCAGTTGTCGAATGTCAAAGGATACATTCGAACAATGTCTTCCTTTGTTTTCGCAATTCCTAAGATATGTTCTATCGATTTAAAGGCTTGGATTAAAGTTTCTAAACATCCTACATGATCTCCTAGATCAGAAGTATGATTATCCCAAGCAGATGCATATAACAGTAAACATTCTTTATTGAATAGTTCACGATATAAGAACTGCTGCCTTAAATGATCGGGTTTAGGGTGATAGTTATGATTAATTCTTCCCTTTCTCCCTTGTTTCTTATCTGCTGCAGTTGGAGCATATCTCCATACTTTAGCAGTTGCTTTAGTATCAACGATATAATCATTGAACTCAAAGTCTGTCTTCGCAACTACTGGCAAAGCTAGATCCTTATAAGGACCATTATATTCCCTTTGATAATGAATTAATTTACCATACTGTTTTAATTCTTTAACAAATGTATTTGCTATTTTAGCAGTCCATTCATATTCGTCATCAATGGTTGCTCCATTTCTTTCTATGTATTTACCTTTCGCATCACTTGTGATAAGTTTTTCATCAGTGATTTGATTTACTAATGCATGATGAGCTGCTTCCTCAGCAGTATGTCCCATCTTCATTCTTGCATTTTCTTCTGTTTCGAATCCGTATATTTTTTCTATGATCCACATTTGCGGACAATCAATAAACGTATTTCCAGCAGAAGCTGAATGATGTTCTATAATTTTCAACATAATTTATTCCTTTCTATGATTATTAATATTCAAAAGTTCTGTTCAAAAACTTATAACACATCTCTTAATACTATAAAAGGCATTAAGAAATGTAGAGATAGAAGAGAATATAACGTATATAATCTATCTATTTTATTGTGTTGGCTATTACGCCCTACGCACAAGTATGGGTGTAAGAGCCTTATTGCTCGTCATCATAGCTGCAAGCATATGAATAGAGTTTTTCGTCTTATTAAATTTTATGATTCTAATAGCGGCTTTAACCTTTATGTTAAAAGTGCTATGACTGCTTATAAACTTAAACATGCGTCAAATTGAAAAGCCTGAAGTTTCTACTAAAGTTATAGATAAGAAAACTCTTTGGTTTAATATCAGAGAATCTCGTCTTATGTATATGTTTCATCGTAATCTTATTACTATGAATGAATACGAGTCTGGATCTCGATATAGACGTATGTGTGAAATAGCAACATTAGGTTCAGGTTCATCTATGCAAGATGTTAGAATTGATGGAACAAAGCCTGATATTATTGTTGCTAAACTTGGAGCTATCTTTGAGCTTGTTAGAGTTAGTGATGAAATTGGATCTCGTTTTACTAGCGTTATGAAACTCTTTTGCTGGCAAAATTTTGGTATCATTGAGATAGCAAATCAGTTAAACCTATC